TAACCACAACAGGTACAAGTGGTTCATCTACTTTAGTAGGTTCAACTTTAAACATACCTAATTACACAACCGATATAAGTGGGCTTGTTCCTTACACGGGTGCAACTGCAAACGTTGATTTAGGAACACATAAATTAACTGCATCGGATTTAGTTGTAAACCACGCAAGTGGCTCGGGTGTTGCTGCTTCAATTACAAAAGGTGGTAGTGGTGAAGCTTTAACAGTACTTAAAACTTCAGGAAGTGGAAACGCTGCAAGTATTTTAGGTGGTGTTACTTTGTTAGACGAATTGCATTTAAATACTGATTTAGCGGATGCCTATATTGCAAGTGCGGCAACTTGGAACGCAAAACAAAACGCTTTAACATTTAGCAGTCCTTTGGTTAATACAAGTGGCACAATTTCAATACCTGCTGCAAGTGGTTCAGTAAACGGATATTTATCTTCTTCAGATTGGACTACATTTAATAATAAAGTTGAATCAGTAGCCGCAAGTTTGCCTTTAGGTTCAACGGGTGGAAAAGCGCCTGTTATTTCTATAACACAAGCAAGTACAAGTTCAAACGGATATTTAAGTTCAACTGATTGGAATACTTTTAACGGAAAACAAAACGCTTTAACAAATCCAATTACAGGAACAGGTACTACTAATTACATTCCTAAATTTACAGGATCAACTGCTTTAGGTAATTCTTTAATTTTTGAAAATGGATATAATATAGGAGTAGGTACTGCCGCTCCTAATTATTCATCAACTAATAGACGAGTTTTAGATATCAACGGAGCTACTCAATCAATGTTAGCTTTAAGCGTTGGCGGTGTTGGTAAGTCTTTCTTATTTTATACAGGAACTGATTTATTACTTTCAAATGAATCAAATGGAGCTATTAAATTAAATACAAATGGTAGCCAAAAGGTAGTAATTGAGGCGGGCGGCAACGTTGGAATCGGTACAACAAGTCCGAGTTCAAAATTAGATGTTACAGATACAAGTGCAGGTAGTGTTGTAAACAATATTACAGTTCAAAATTCAAGCAATACGGCTTCTACTGAAGCGGGAATATTTTTTGCTCCTACTACAGCAACGGGTAATATTAGAGGTGCAAGAATAACAGGTATTCAAGAAGATGGAAACAATGCTATTGGGTTAAAATTTTATACAGGATTAGGTGCTACTATTTCTGAAAAAATGCGTATCACTTCAGGGGGGAATGTAGGAATTGGAATAACCAACCCAACAAGAACTTTGCAAGTTGTAGGTACACAAATATCACAAAAAGAGTCATTTAGTCCAAATGAATTTTTAATTGGTCAATTTGATAGTGCGGGAAATGCTTCAGTAAATAACATTGCAAACGCTAATTTATATTTCCATACGAATAACCAAAGGGCAATGACTATTTTGGCTAATTTAAACGTAGGGCTTGGAGTTAATACACCTACTGAAAAGTTAGTTGTTGGTGGCTCAAGTGGTGGTGTATCAACACCAACTGCTATAAGATTAGATGATACTTATAGAACAGGTGGTGCAGCTTTTGATGCTTTAAAACTTTATCTTTATAAGTCGTCAACTGAAACTTATGGACTTGGTCTTGGTGACGTAGCTGATTTACAATATTGGGCAGGTACAACTTCAACGGGTACACATCGTTTTTTTACAAGTCAGACCGAACGTATGCGTATTACTTCAGGTGGGGCTGTATGTATTGGTACTACATCAAGTTCAGGAAAACTTAATTGTTCAGGTGATTTATTTCTTACAACAACAGGAAGAGCAATTGTATTTAATTCAGATGCAAGTTATGCAACACAAATGTATGAAACTTCAGGTAGTTTAAATTTACAAACAGGTAGTTCTACAAGATTAACTATCACTTCAAGCGGCAACGTTGGAATTGGAACAACAAGTCCTTCATTTCAATTACAATTGTCAAATGATTCAGCAGCTAAACCGGGTTCTCCATTATGGACAGTATCTTCTGATATTAGAATAAAAGAAAATGTAAGACCTTATACAGATGGTTTAGAAAAGTTAATGCAAGTAAATCCCGTTTACTATGATTATAATGGTAAAGCAGGTTTTTCAATAACTAAAGATAACGTAGGTATAATTGCTCAAGAAATGCAAAAAGTATTACCTAATACTATAAAGACATTTAAAGCTAAACTTAACGATGATGATGAGGAAGAAACAGAACTATTAAGTTTTAATGCAAATGAAATTATATACGTTCTTATAAATTCGGTAAAAGAACTAAAAGCAGAAATAGAAATTTTAAAAAACAAATAATATGACAGAATTTAAATGGATAATTTCAGCAATGGAATGTATCAAAAAAGATGGTAATTTACAAGACGTAGTAATTACAATTTATTGGCGATATGCTGCAGAAAAAGATGGTGTTTATACAGATATGTACGGAGCTAATTCGATGCCTTTGCCAACAGGTGAGGATTTTACACCTTATGAAGAACTAACTAAAGAGCAAGTTTGTGGATGGTTAGAAGCTACATTAGATGTACCTGCAATGGAAGAAAATTTAGACAAGCAATTGGACTTGCTAATTAACCCTGTTAACGTAACATTACAACCCCCGTTTAGCAACTAAAAACAAAAGTAACTTTATGTTATTTTTAAGTAAATTAAATAAACAACAATTATGGAAACTAAACAAGCAATTGAAATTTTAGTACAAGTAGCACATTTGGCTCAAAAAGGTGGTTTATTACAATTACAAGATGCAGTAGCAGTTGCACAAGCTATTAATACATTAGCACCTAAAGAAGAAGTAATAGAAGAATAAGAATAAACATTTAAAATGAAATACATTAATTATTTTTTTGCTTCATTAATTTTATTATTTGTACCTATCTACGGTTTATTAATAGCCGTAGGTAGTGCAATAATTTTAGATACTTTTACAGGTATATTTAAAAGCATAAAACTTGAAGGATTACAATCAATAAGAAGTAGAAAATTAAGCAATGTAATTTCTAAAATGGCATTATACGAAATATGTATAATCTTTTTATTCTTAATTGACAAATTCGTTTTAAATGAGTTCATACACAAAGCTTTTGGTTTTGACTTTATGTTTACCAAGATTTGTGCTATACTATTAATTTTTGTTGAATTAGTATCTATTAAAGAAAACATAGAAGCAACTTTTAAAATTGATATTTGGCAGTTATTAAAAACAGCATTTAACAGGGCTAAAGAAATAAAAGCAGACTTCAATGAAATTAAGCGATAAAGGTTACGAGTTAATAAAACGTTTTGAAGGGTATAGTGACAGACCTTATAAATGCCCTGCAGGTATTTCTACAATTGGGTATGGTAATACATACTATCCAAACGGAACTAAAGTTAAAATTACAGACAAACAAATTACAAAAGAATACGCTAATGAAATATTAGCACACACTGCTGATGAATTTGCTGAAGATGTATTAAAACTTGTAAAGTCAAAAATAACTGTAAACCAACTAAACGCATTAACTTCTTTTGCGTATAATGTAGGTGTAGCTAATTTACAAAAATCTACTTTGTTAAAATTGGTTAACATCAATCCAAATGATGGTAATATAGCTAAAGAGTTTTTAAAGTGGAATAAAGCAAATGGTAAAGTTCTAAATGGTTTAACAAATAGACGCATTGCTGAATCAGCATTATACTTTACCAAATGAAAGTAATAGTATATATCATATGTGGTGCACTTTTTTTTAGTTGTGCTTCAAGAAAAGTAGATGTTTCTAAAACAGAAATAAAAAATAATACAGATTCTACAGCTATCACAAAAACAGATAGCACTTCAATTATAAACAAAAATGTTTATTTTACTGAAAATACTACAGAATTAGAAATTAAACCATTGAATGATAGTTTACCTATTGTAATAGATGGTACAAGTTATTTTAACGCTGTTTTAAAGTATAAAAAGCAAAACAAAGTATTAGTAGATACAAGTAAGATAATATTATCTAAAAAGGTATTGAAAAAAGTTTCCAGATCAAAGCAAGAAACTAAAAATATAAAAGAAAAGCACATAGATAAAAAAGTAAACAATTTTGTTTATTTATGGCTTCTACTTATTCCAATAGGAATGTATATTTATAGACAAATTAAAAATAAATTACTTTTATAATGGCTAAAAAACAAACTGAAGTATCTACTAAATTAGATGTTAAAATATCAAGACCTTGTGTACATTCAAAGTCTAAAACTTCTTCGCTTAAAAGCAGTAAAAACTACAAGAAAAAATACGCAGGTCAAGGTAGATAAGTTTGCACAACTCGCCTTGTTGTAATTCTTTGTTCTTGTTTACTTATTTATCTTGCGTTTAGAATCTTTTTTTGTTTTTGTCTTTTTATTTATTCTTTTAGTTAAATTCTAAATGCTTAAGTTTTGATAACAAGGCAAAGTTAGTTGTTTTTTTTGACATAGTAAATAGATAAAAACTCAAAGTTATTTACAAATTGTTAATATCTATTAAGTATATTTGAATATGGAAAAGAAACCTAAAAAACCTACACGCACTTCTATAGTTAAAAAGCTTGATACAGTATTTAGTATATATATAAGACGCAGATATGCGGTGAATGATATATCTAAATGTGTTACTTGTGGTAAAGAAGACCATTGGAAAAGTTTACAATGTGGACACTTTATGTCACGCAAACATATGTCTACAAGATGGAATGAAGATAATTGTCAAGTACAATGTGCAGGATGCAATGTATTCAGATATGGTGAGCAGTATATCTTTAGTCAATATCTTGGTGATAAACTATCTCAAGAACTATACATTAAATCAAAAGAAACTTGTAAATTTACCGATGTAGAATTGCAAGAACTAATTGAACACTACACACATCAAATAAGTCTTTTCTGATTTCTCTTTATAATTTGGTTAATGTTAAATTGGGCTACTTTAAACGGTAGCCCTTTTTTTGGCAAAAGTGTTAAAGTTTTGTTAAAATTAATTTTTATAGTTGCATATTCAAAAAGCAGTTATATATTTGCTTCATCAAACAATAACAAATAAATAGAAATTATGAAAGACCAATTTAAAACAGACACCATTAACTTTTGCATTCTAATCGGAATGATTGTAGTATCTTATTTTTTAGTAACTAACATTTTATTAAACGCATAATGAAAGATTTAATCGACTTTAACAGATTTCAAATAGAAGCACTCCAAGCAGAAATTTGTAAACTAAAACAGGAAAACAATTTACTATCTACTTATTGCTTTGAAGCATTAGAAGAAGGAATTACACAAGAGTATAAAACATTAATCAAGCAACAAATTTACCAATTAAAACAAAATTAAAGATGAAAGAGTTATCATTAAACGAAAAATTAAGTAGAATTCAAATTGAATTTAAAGCTAACAAGTCAAGATTCAATAGCTTTGGAAAATATAATTTCAGAAGTGCTGAAGATATTTTAGAAGGTTTAAAACCATTCAACGAAAAGTATGGTGTATCTTTTACCATTACAGAAAGATTAATAGATGTAAATTCAAATTTACCTATAATGGAATCTACTGCTACAGTATATGACAACAACGGAATTAACGAACTATCAGCTATTGCTATTGTAGGTGTAGACTTAAACCAAAAAGGAATGCAAGTACCGCAACAATTTGGTTCAGCAAGTTCTTATGCTAAAAAGTATGCATTGGGCAATCTATTGTTAATTGATGATACACAAGATGCTGATGCAGTTAACAAGCACGACAAAACAGAAGAAAAAAACCCTTGGGGAAAAGTAACAGGTGGTGTTAATAGTAAGGAATATGATACTGATGACAAAAAATGGCTAAACAAAAATACACCTGAATTTAGTAAATCAATTGAATATTTAAAAGGTGGTGGTAATATAGAAGCTATTGAAAAAAAGTATAAATTAGCCAAAACAGTTAAAGACGAATTACTAAAAGTTAAATAATTAAAACTGAATAGCTGACAACAGTAAAAAAAGGTAGGCAAAGTAAAAAATAAATATTATGAGTGCATTAATTAATGTAAGTTTAAGAGTAGACAAATTACCAAAAGAAAAATTTGTAGCAGGTAAAGATGGAGCAGTTTATTACAACTTCACTATTGGAATTAACGATGAAGCAAACCAATTCGGTCAAAATGTTTCTTTAACAGATTCACAAACTAAAGAAGAGCGTGAAGCTAAAAAAGCTAAAAACTATATCGGTAATGGAAATGTGGTATGGACTGATGGAAACATCGTAGCTATTAAGAAAGAACAACCTGCAACTGCTAAAGAAGTAGCTTCAGATTTGCCTTTCTAAATTAAATCAGGGGAGTAAATAAAATGCTCCCCTTTTTAAATCAAAAAACATTATGGAATTAGATAAAGATGCAGTACAACTTCTTATGGAGATGTACGAAGATGAATTGAGAATTGACCCAACACAAAAAATAGAACATCCTGAACCCGCTTTATCTTTAGGTACAAAAACATACGAAACAAAAGATGGTGTAAAAGAGTTTCCATTACCATTAGGAACATACGGAAACTTCAGCTTTGTACAAGCACCGCCTAAAAGCAAAAAGACATTCTTTATTTCACTTTTAAGTGCAGTATATATGAAAGGTAGACTTGATGCATTCGGTGGAGAATTACAAGGTTATAGCAACGGAAAACACCTGATACATTTCGATACAGAGCAAGGGAACTTCCACTCTCAAATGGTTTTTAGAAGACCTATTGATATGACCGAAATAGATACAAATAAATACCATACGTTTGCATTACGTCAATTAGGATTTAAAGAACGCATCCAATTTATAGAATGGTACTTGTATGAAAAGTTAGAAGGTAAAGATGTAGGTTTAGTAATTATAGATGGTGTAGCTGATTTATGTAGTGATGTAAACAATATTGAAGAATCAAATGCAGTAGTGCAGAAATTAATGAAGTGGTCAAAAGAATTGAATTGCCACATTATAACAGTTATTCATAGTAACTTTGGTTCAGATAAACCTACAGGACATTTAGGTTCATTTTTAGAAAAGAAAACAGAAACACAAATACAATTAGAACTTAATACAGTAAACAAAGACTTGGTAACTGTAAGCTGCAAAAGAAGTAGAAATGCATCGTTTGAAACATTTAGTTTTACTGTTAACAAATTTGGTCTACCACAGGTTGCAGGTGCTTTTTACGACCCACTTGCAGGAGTTTTTTAAATTGTTAATAACTTTTTAGTATATTTGAATATGATACAGATTAAAAATAACATTGAAGAGTTAAAATCTTCTACAACTAAAACAGGTTTATTGTTTTGCGACAATCCTGCTATTTTTTCTTTAATGCAGCAGTTTACATTAAAACTTGAGCAAATTGAAAAGTTAATGGAATTAGACAATGAAGAAAATTTTACTGAAGTTGCAAGTGCTGTAAAAGAAATGTATAATAGAGATACAAACCTTACTCATATTTATATTAATTTTCAGGTTAGAAAACAAGATAACGAGAAAAAAGTAGGTGTAATAGACGCAAAATTATATTTATGAAAACCTGTAGCAAATGTAAAATAGAAAAGTCTTTTGATGATTTTTCAAAAACTAAAAGATTAAAGGATGGTTTGCAAAAAGAATGTATTGATTGTGTAAATAAATATAATAAAGAATATTATATAAAAAATAAAACAAAAATAAATAAACAATCAAATGAATATAGAATTAATAATCTCGAAAAGCATTCAATTGTAAATAGAATTTATTATGAAAAAAATCGTAAAAAAATAATTAAAAATAATTATAATTACAAAAAAAATAGAATAAAAAAAGACCCTTTATTTAAATTAACCTGTAGAATAAGAACAAGAGTTTGGCAATCTATAAAAAATAATGGTTATACTAAACGTTCAAAAACATACAATATACTTGGGTGTACATATGAAGAATTTAAAATATATATAGAAAACCAATTTACTGAAGGTATGTCTTGGGAAAATCAAGGAAAGTGGCATTTAGACCATATTTACCCTGTATCACTTTCAAAATCAGAAGAAGAAATTATTAAGCTTAATCATTATACCAATTTTCAGCCTTTATGGGCAGAAGAAAATATCAGAAAAGGAAATAGATTAGATTATTAATTAAAACTTTAAATATGATTACAACTATTTTTATTATTGCTGCAGTAGTTTGGGTGCTGCTTATGACCGTTCAAAAATATGGTGGTGAATTGATTATTAGTCCAATAATTGGTTTTATGGCAGGTTGGCTGTATGATGCTGAAGTATTTGAAGACACAACAGAACACACGGTTCAGTTTTTATTTGGTATTGTATGCTTTACTATAATTTGGCAAACTAATGGATAACTCTTGGTTAGCTAAAGTAGCAGAATATCATCAAGATTGGATTAAAGTAGTTCAGTCATTTGGAGAATATGATTACGCACAAGATATTGTACAAGAAACATATATAGCACTTTATAAATATGCTGATGCAGATAAGTTAATTGATGAAAATGGAGAGGTTAGAAAAGGTTACGTTTATTTCACACTACGTTCTTTATTTTACCAATACTATAACAAAAAGAAAAAAGTAAACAAAGTAGATGTAGATGGGTGTTGGGAATTATTCGATGATTCAAACATAGAAGAACATAAAGCTTATAATGAAATATGTTTACTTATTGATGAAGAAATTAAAGATTGGAATTGGTACGATAGGAAACTATTTAAACTATATAGAGATACCGATTTAAGTATGCGTGATATTTCAAAAGAAACAGGTATAAGTTTAATATCAATATTCCATTCATTAAAGAATCATAAAGCTATTTTAAAAGAAAAGTTTATGAAAGATTATCAAGATTATATTACTAACGATTATAACTCAATTTACTAACTATGGCAAAAGCAAGAACAAAAGCACCATCAAAAGGATTAGGTGACACAATTGAAAAGATTACTGAAGCAACTGGAATTAAAGCAGCGGTAGAAGTATTCACAAAAGCAACAGGTATTGATTGCAAATGTGATGAAAGAAAAGCAATACTAAACAACTTGATACCTTATAGAAAAAAGGTTAATTGTTTAAACGAAGCAGACTACAATATGCTAACTGAATTCCTTAAACCAACAAAAGGAAGTTTAACACCAAATGAACAATGGACTATTTCAGCAATTTATGAAAGAGTTTTCAATGTAAAATTAGAGCATTCAAGTTGTAGTTCTTGTTGGAGAGATACGCTTTCTGATTTAAGAAAAGTTTATAACGAATACAAGGTTAATGATTAATTGGAATGAGGCTGACTTATTTGAGTTTTTACGCTCAAATGTATACCCTGATTTAGTTAAGTCAAAAAATCAGATGTCAAGGTGGGATTGTTATAGTCCCACTTCAGGACATCGCATAGAACTAAAATGCAGGAAACGACATTACCCAACACTATTACTGGAAAAGAAGAAATATACAGCAATGATAGAAGAATGTGAAAAGCATTTAGATATTCCAATTTATATAAATTCAACACCTGAAGGGGTATTTAGTTTCAACTTGCATAAGATAAACCCAACATTTGAAATAAATAATAAGAACCCTGCTACAACACAATTCTATAACAATAATAGAGTAGAAAAAGAAGTAGCATATTTAGAAATTAATGAAGCATTAAAACTATAAAGATTATGAACAACAACCCAATACAATTAGAATATTTAAAAAGCGTGTTACTATCACAGCTTCTATTAGAATGTAATGAAAATTTACGCTACACAAAGCAATATAATGGTGCTTTAAAGCATTTACTTAACAAAGTGATATTACACCTTGAAAGTACAGTATATGATGAATACAGAAAGATTTATAAAGCAGATGCAGAAATGACTACAAACATTCTAAACAGCATTGAAGATGTTATTATAAAATTAACCACTTCTGATCTGGATGAACTTGTAATGATTAATGCAGTTATTGAAAAGTATAAAGAAAACAAAGAATGGTTTTTAGAATATGGTCAAGCTGAATTTTTAAGAATAGATGGCTAAAAAGAAAATAGAAATCTATTCACCACATTACACACAAGTAAATGCAATGGTGTATTGTGTTAAAAGAAACGTTGCTTATTCATTAGAAGCAAACACTAACAAAAGATTCTACATAGTTAAATACATTCCAAGTGATTATAAGAATGTAATCTATTTGAAAGAGAATAACAAGAAGGTAGAGTTTAGCGAATTTGAAGCAACAAAAAAGATAATGGAATTATATATTAACCAAAGTAAATTATTATAAGATATGAAAGTAAAAGATACAATGTCACAATGGATTGAAGCACAAGTAAAAGATAGTGTAGTTCAATCAGTAATTAATAAATTTAAACAACGTAGTGAAGTAGGAATACAGAAATACAATACTACATTAGACCGTGAAGATTTAACAGATAAAGAATGGATAAACCACGCACAAGAAGAAGCAATGGATTTAATTTTGTATTTAGAAAAACTTAAAAGACTATGAAAGTAAAACAATCACCACTGCAAAGAATCCAAAGAGTAATGAAATTCAATTACAATAGAGGTTTAAATAGCGAAAGAGTTAATGCAGTATATAGAAAGATTATAAAACTAAAATTAGAGGGTAGCAATTAGCTATCCTTTTTTTTGTTAAAATTATGTTAATACTTGCAAGATGTAAATAAGTTGTTTACATTTGCTTAAACATTAAAACCAAACATTATGACAAAGCAAGAAATCAAAACAGAATTAGAAAATGTAATCTACGTTTTAGAAACATTAGAAAACGATTACGCAGCACTTAAACTAAAAGCAGTACTATCAGCTTTAGAAAACGACTGGATGCAATCAGCATACTTTACAAACGAAATAGATGTAATACTAAACCTTGACCAAGACAATGAATGAAGATGCAACAATAAAAATATTTAGCAAGATACAATCACTTGAGCGTGACTTGCAATGGATATACCACGAATACTTCAATGCACAATTAAATGATGACCAATTTATGGCAATGATAGATTCAACAGAAAGAGATATACAAACACACTATTATATTTACGACTTAATTATACAAGATGCAAGAAAAAATTAAAACATTCGACAACAAGATTTGGGACAAACAAGAATTATTAGATAATATGTACGATGATGACTTCTACTATGGTTATTTAGGAAAACAAGCATTATCATCTTCAAGTCTAAAAATGGTGCTTAAATCGCCTAAAACATATAAGTACGTTACAAAATACGGACAAGCAGAAACGCAGCCATTAAGAGACGGTAAACTATTCCACACACTTATACTTGAACCTAATAAGATAGATGACTTTACATTTGTAGATTGCAAAACTAAAGCAGCAAAAGAATATAAACTTGCAGTAGAAGAAAAACAAAACGTATATACTACAAATGAATTAAGAGACGCTGAAAGATTAGCAGATGCAATACTAAAGAACAATGAAGCTACAAGTTATTTTATGGGTGCAGAATTTGAAATACCTGAAGTATCTATGATAGATGGAATACCATTTAGAGCCAAAGCAGATATTTTAAGAGGCAATCAAATAATAGACTTAAAAACTACTACAGGACTAAATGAATTTAGATATTCAGCAGACAAATATAGTTATGACTTACAAGCTTATATGTATAAAGAAATGTTTGGAGTAGATGAATTTATATTTGTATGTATTGACAAAGGTAGTTTAGACATTGGAATCTTTGAATGTAGTGATGACTTCTACCAAAAAGGTAAAGACAAACTTGAACAAGGTATTGCTAACTACAAATACTTCTTTCAAAATGAAGCAGTAGATTTAAACCAGTATGTGTTACGTGGAATTCTATAATTAAATATATAAACAAAATGGAGAATCAAATAAAAGAACTAATCTTTAAAGAATTAAGAGTAGATATTACTGAACAAAGCAGGAAGCGAGAAATAATAGAAGCACGTGCATTATACTTCTACTTGGTAAAAAAACTATATAAGAAAAGAAGCTTACAATCTATAGCATCAGACTTTGAAATGAACCACGCTACAGTAGTACATTCATTAAAGAACTTTTCAGTATATGAAACATACAATCCAAAGATATTAGACTGCAAGAATTTAATATTAAAACTACTGGGTGGTGAAGTAGAACAAGAATTATCACAAGAAGACATATTTAAAAAGAAGCTGCACGATTTAGAAAAGCAATTGAATCAACCAAGATACGAATTCAAAATAATAGAAAACCTAAACAACCTATTAGAAGCTACTAAAGGAACAGAACAACACGAGTTAATTACTTTAAGATTAGAAGCATTCTATTCAATGAATAAAAACATACGTTTATGAAGTATTTAGTTATAATTGCACTATATGAACTAATAAGGTCAAAACTAATTTGGCTATGGTATTACTTAATTAATAAAGGCAAA